ATATGGAAGCGGATGTACACACAGAAAACCAAATTAACCAAGAACAAATTAATAAACACGAAAACTAAAAACAATGATTGTATTAAACATTTGCAAAGAGGAAATCAACTGGAAGGAAGCTAAGAACGGCAAAAGTTACGCAAACGTAGCTACCGACTTCTTAAAACAACCAGATGACAAAGGAAACACGCACACAGTATGGAACAACCAAAGCCCAGAGGAAAGAGCCGAAAAGGCTAAGAAAAACTATTGTGGCAGAGGTAAACAAGTTTCTTACAATGCGCCAACAGGTAAGAAGGAATTTGCAGTAAACCAACAAGAAAGCGAAGATACTTTACCATTCTAAAAACTACGTTGGGCGATAACGTAAAGCGCAAATTTAAAACTACAACTATGAGCCAAAACCAACAAATCGCAAACTACCTAAATAAAGGTAGAAAGTTAACACCAATTGATGCTTTAAACAAGTTCGGATGCTTTAGATTAGCAGCACGAATAGCTGACCTGAGAAATGATGGTATGAACATAAAAACTACCATAATTAAGCTTAAAAATAAAAAGCAAATAGCACAATATTCGGTTAATTAATTTTATCTTTGTTAAAGGTGTTGCAGACCTATTAAGAACTTATTGCCCTTGAGATGAACTCCTATCTGCAACATAGGAGGGATTCGAAGGGGCTATTTTATTTATGAAAAGTAACAGTTATTATTTTAGCCACGATTACAATTCGGCTAATGATACCAAGATTCTGTTTTTAAGGCATCAACTTGGTATGGAGGGGTATGGCATTTATTGGTTTATGATTGAGCAATTAGCAAATGCTGGAGGTAAATTACCATTAGAGTTGATTCCTGTTTTAGCTATGCAAATGCAAACAACTGATGTAAAAGTTAATGGAGTAGTGCATAACTTTGATTTATTTACAATTGAATCTGGAGAATTTTACTCGGAAAGATTACAAAATCATTTAGCTTTAAGACAAAATCTAAGCGAAAAAGGAAAATTAGGTGCTGCTAATAGATGGAAAAATGGGGAGGCTAATAGGGTGGCTATTGGGGAGGGCAATGCAAAGGAAAGAAAAGAAAAGGAAAGAAAAGTAAAAGAAACTAAAGTAAAGGTTAATAGGCAAACGCTATTTAGTGAAACTGAATATTTAGATATTGAAATATTTAAGGCAGCTTTTATTGGAAGTCAGTATGAAGAAGCTAATTTTGAATATTATCACGAAGTAATTAAAAATTGGTCAGATTCTAATGGGGAAAAAAAGTTAAATTGGATTGCCACCGCAAAAAATTGGATGGCAAGAGATTTGAAGGAAGGCAAATTTTTACACATAAATTATAAATCAAATGCAACAGGAATTAGCAACAATAGCAAACTCTCTTACGCAGAGCGAGAAGCTAATGCACTTAGAAATTTATAATAAGCTTGAGCCAGATGAAATAAAGGTATTTAGTGCTTTAGAAACAATGAGCATAGGCAGATGTTCGACAATTGAAGTAAAAGAACATCTAAAGACCTGTATAGCATTAAGCGGGTGCCAAACACCAACACAAGAACTATTCCAATTTTTATGCGAATTTGTAATAAAAAATTACAAGATTTATAAGTTGAAAGAACTTGGTATAGCTTTTGAACTTTATGCAACAGGTAAGCTTTCAGTAGATAAATCAATTACTTTCAATCCTAAATTCTTTGGCGATGTTATGTCAGCTTATAAACCTATAGCGGTCCAAGTAAGACAAAAGACATTTCAGCTACCAAAGGAACCAGAAGTCCCAAAAATTGAAGATAATGAAATAGTTAAGGCTTTGTACGATAATTGGCAGAACTCGGCTAAAAAGGATTGGAAACTCCTAAATACGATGGCTTTTGATTCTTTATGGAGACAGAAAGTTTTAAATTCATCAATCATAACAAAAGAAATAGCTGAAAAAGTAAAAGCTAAAGTAATCGCTTATTATAAGGTAAATTCTAAAACAGACATTGAATTAGAAAGATTGAACGATGAATTATTCATTAAAAACGAGTGCAAAAGATATTCTTTGTACTTACACTTACAAAACCAGCTATAATATGATTAAAATAATAATAACAATAATAGCTTGGGAATTATTAAAAACTTTATACTACAAACTTATAAACCGATGACAGGCTTAGACAACAACATTGAGGTTAAATTGATTTATTTAGATACAAAAGAGGAAATTTGCTTTAGGTCAATAGCAAAGGCAACAAGGTTCTTACATACTGATTACAAGACAATTATGATTTATATGAACCCTATTAATAAAAAAAGATATAAGCATAACGATAGATTATGTGTTGTTAGATTGAAAAAGTAACCTTAATTTTGTAAAATGCCATTAATACCTTTACCTAAGTTGTTAGAAAAAACCCAGAAGGTTGTAAATGCTTATATAAGAAAAAGAGACGAAGGGTTACCTTGCATAAGTTGTGGAAGTAACAATGGTAATCAAGCTGGGCATTACTTTACTGTTAAAGGTTATTCTGCTTTAAGGTTTAACGAATGGAATATACATTTACAATGTGCTGGATGTAACTTGTTTAAACACGGTAATCAAGCTATGTACCGAATCGGATTAGTCCAAAAAATAGGAGAAAATGCAGTTAAAGAATTAGAGTTCGAAGCGGTTAACAATAGAGTTAAAAAATGGCAAAGAACAGAATTAATTGAATTAATTGACAAATACAAGTAACATATTTGAAACTTGCAAAGAGCAAACAATAGCAGGATATATATGCTATTCTTTCGTTATTGATGGGATTACGCATTATGTATTTGGCGAAACGAGAGAACAGGCTTTTGATTTTATGGCGGACCTAATAAATGAATACGTAGAAAGTTATTAATAAAAAAAACAACAAATGAACATCAACGACATCAAACCAAACCCGAACAATCCTAGATACATCAAGGATGACAAGTTCAAAAAATTAGTCAAGTCAATCCAAGATTTCCCTCAAATGCTTGATTTAAGACCAATCGTAATCGATGAAAATAATGTAGTATTAGGAGGCAATATGAGATTGAAGGCTTGTATTGAAGCAGGTATAAAAGATGTACCTGTAAAAAAAGCTTCGGACCTTACAGAAGAACAAAAGAAAGAGTTTATCATTAAGGATAATATAGGTTATGGTGAATGGGACTGGGACGATTTGGCTAATAATTGGGAAATAGAAGAAATAACTGATTGGGGATTAGATATACCTAATTTTAAAGTAAACGAATTAGACTATTCAATATTGGACGAAACAGATGTAATTGACCAAATGAAGGATATGGCTAATAGCGTAAGAAAAGCTATTCAAATTGAATTTGAGCCAGAGCATTACGAAGAAGCTCAAGAGTTAGTAAAGTTTTGGAGAGAACAAAAATTATACATAGGCGCATTTTTAGTAGAAAAGCTTAAAGAAGAAAAAGAAAAGTTATGATAATAAAACAATCTCAAATAAATGGAATTAAGTTTTTTTATCGTGAAGGTACAAGTGATTTAAAAACATTCGAAGAAGTAATTGAAAGAGACGTATACCAAAAAAAAGGAATGAAGATTGAAGCTGGTGAAACGTGGTACGATTGCGGTGGTAACGTAGGTGCTTTTACTTTGTTGGCTTGTTCTAAAGGTGCAAAGGTTAAAGTATTCGAACCAGACCATTACAACTGCGAAATGATACAAAAGAACTTGAAATTAAACGGATTTGAAGCAGAAGTAGTGTGCGCGGCTTTGGTCCACAATGAGCAGAAAGAAGCCCTTTTATTCGTAGGAAATAATGGTAACGTCTGGCGCAATTCATTACATAAAAATTGGAACGGCAAAGGCTTAAAGGTAAAGTGTGTTAATTTTGATGAATACTTCCAAGACGATATATGCGTTAAGATGGATATAGAAGGTGCCGAAATGCTCATATTGGAAAATACAAACAGGGTATTCAAAAAGATGGTATTCGAATGGAGTTTTGATATAGACCCTAGTCTAAATAGATTGTGGAATTTAATTGATAAACAAAAAAATATATACGACATCAAGTTCGAGGAACATAGAGTGTGCTATGATGACAAAAGAGAGACTCAATGGCAAAAATCTTGGTTCCCCGCTTGTTCGAATGTATTTTGTTATAAAAAGTAAACTATGAAAAGAATTGATTTAGTAAAAATTGAACATAACGTTCAAATTGGTGACATCTGCGGACATATTGAACCTAACGTAACAGAAGATTCAATATTTTATGATAACGGAGAAGCAATCGGCTTCTATATCAAAAAGATAAGTGGTAAGCTATTGCAATACATTGAGATAGCTAACAACGAGTTATTAAGCGAAAGGGTGCCTAAATCCGAGATGAGAAGGTCAAGCGGCTTAAGAAATTCAGCTATGGAAGTAAAGCAATATTCTACCATAATTGGAAGCTGCCCTCCAAAACCACATATGAGGAGACCTTATCCTTCAATGAGTAGTGTTCATCAAGTTAAAACTGCTCAAACTTTCATAAAGGCTATGTTATTAGCTTGTGCAGAAGCAGAAAATCTTGTCAAGGAAATTACACCAGACATATACGAGAGACAAAAATCAATTATAGAAACTAATATACCCGCAAAATGGAGATTTGGAAAGCTATTTACAAGTTCTATCTCAAACTTCAATATACCTGCACCCTTTCACAGAGACGCAGGAAATTTAGAAGGATGTGTAAATGTAATAATTGCCAAAAAAAGCAATGCGACAGGAGGTAATACTACCGTACCAGATTACAACGCTACAATGGATAGTTCCGATAATTCAATGCTTGTTTATCCCGCTTGGAGAAACGTTCATGGAGTTACACCGATAGTTGCAACCAAAGAAGGCGGATATAGAAACTCATTAGTATTCTATCCGTTAAAAGCATTTAAAGGATTAGATTAACCAATATAAAATAGTGAAAAAATAGTGAATTATGGCAAATGAACAAAACTTAACCCCATTTAAAAAAGGAGAGGTTGCAAACCCAAAGGGCAGGGGTAAAGGTGTTCCTAATTCTAAGACAAGGCTACTGAAGCTACTTGAACTTGTAACAAAGGTACGTAATCCCGTAACAGGCGAAGATGAGGAATTCAGCATAGCAGAACAATTAGATATGAAGATGATTGCTAAAGCTATGAAGGGAGATACTAAAGCTTATGAAATAGTTATTGATAGATTAGAGGGCAAACCAAAACAAACAACAGACATAACCGCAGACATTAAGGGTAATGTGCAAATCACAATAGAACCAGATGCAGATTGTCAACCAATTAAAGATTAAGGCTACACCCGTCTTTTATGCTAACAAGAAAGCGTATGAAGAAGGTTACCCTGTTATTTGCAATGAAGGAGGTTCGAGGTCGAGCAAAAGTTATTCAGTCGTTCAGTTATTGATTCACGTAGCGATTAACAAACCTAATACAAGGATTTCAATGGTATCGCATTCCCTTCCGCATATTAAGCGCGGAGTTTATAGGGACTTCAAAAATATAATGGAGCAATGGAATATCTGGGACGAGAAGGATTTTCGTTATACTGATTTTATTTATACTTTCAAGAATGGCTCATACATAGAGTTATTCGGGTTAGAGGACCCAGACAAAGCTAAAGGACCTGCAAGGGATATACTATTCGTTAATGAAGCAAACCTCATTAGCAAAGCTTTGTATGACCAATTACTTATAAGAACGACAGGTCAAGTATTCTTGGATTGGAACCCTGCTGATTTCATTAGTTGGGTTTACGAGGTTGCAGACAATCCAAATAGCAAAAGAATTCATTCTACCTACTTAAACAACATATCTAACCTTAGTCAAACGCAAATAAGAAACATTGAGCAGTATAAAGATTTGCCTGATGATTTTATGTGGAAGGTCTATGGTCTGGGAGAACGAGGGTCCGCAAAAGAAATCATTTACACTCAATGGAATCAATACGAACATATTGAAAATGGCGATGTATTCTACGGGTTGGACTTTGGTTACGTACACCCTGCGGCATTGGTCAAGGTTACACATTACGAAGGTCAAAACTACTTTGAAGAGATAGTTTATCAAAGCGGTCTTACGTTATCGGACCTATCAAGATTGATTAAAGAAAAGGTCCCAGAACGTGCGACTATTTACGCAGATGCTGCGGAACCTAAATCAATCGAGGAACTATACAGACAAGGATTTAATATTAAACCTGCTCAAAAGGATGTCTGGGCAGGTATTGTTAAGATGAAATCTTACCCGATTAACTTGCACTATAATAGCAAAAACCTACGCAGAGAGTTTATGTCTTACAAATGGAAAAAGGATAAAAACGATAACGTAATTGAAGAACCTGTAAAGGCAAACGATGACTTGATGGATGCTTGTAGATATGCCGTGTTTACGCATCTAACCAAGCTAAAATTTGAGGTGTCGGTATTTTAGGATAAATTGTCTAACTTTGTTAAAATTCATATATAATGGGATTACTTGACTTTTTTACTAAAAGACAAAAACTATCAACTGTTTTACCAC